TGCAGTAAATGCGAAAACCGATGAGCAAACATGTAATGAACTTGAAGTTTACAAACATGTTTGCTCAATTGGCAATATACATATTTTTATGACTTAAGTGTAGGAATAGTTTCCTATAATTGATAGGATCTATGGTGTATCATTCTTTTGCAAGATGATGTAAATCCGAATGCAAAAATATATACAACAAAGGATTAAAAGAATGAATAATTATCTTAATGAGGAAAAAATTTATAAGTTAATCAATAAGATTGAGAAGTCAGTGTTTTACGGTGATATTTTATCATGCAAACTTGAGGGCAGTGATGTTTTTGCTTTACATGAAGCGTTAATGACACTTCAGCAATTAGTGAAACTTGGTATTATTGGATTTAATGATGAGGGATTTGAGCTTAAAACTAAAGGATTTAAAAAATGAATAATGATTTTGCAAAGACTTTAAAAGCTTATCATATCACATATTTATCTGAATTACCATCGGCAGATTTAAAAGTAGAAGAAAACACTGTAATAGCAATTCCAGGAGAAAAGAAAGGTCAATTTAAACTTTACATGTGGTTTGAAAATAAATGGATATATACTTCATTTATTGATAAATCAGATTTTGATTTAAAAGACCTTAAAGATGCTTACGATGATTTAAACAATGCAGTTAAAAAGCTTATAAAAATTTCCGCAAATACCGAAAATGATGAGTTATCATCAAAACTTTCAAAAATCACAACTAAAATTCTACAGGTAAAGTATGAACTTGCTGATGATGTTATAGAACCGTTTGAAAACTCTTTGAAAGTTGGAGATAAAAATGGATAATGAAGAAAATCTTGAAATTCTTAAAAATTATATAAATGAAAAAATAGAAAAAGAAGTAAAAAACACTTTAGATCTTACAAATATTCGAAAAGTTAATTATTACATGGGTTATATAAAAGCATTGGAAGATTTGAAGGATTTTCTTGGAATAAAGGAAGAATACGAATGAATATTTTAAAAGCTATTAAAGAATTCCTATTCCCAAAAATGTATTCAGGAATTGAAATTGCTGAGATGGGAAAGAATATCAAATTTGATTATTACCCCGAAGCTGTAGATTTGATTTACAGTTCAGATAAACTTACAGATTCTGAAAAGAACAGAATGGTTAATAATATTATTCATGGTTATACTCAAAATAAATTTATTGATAAAGATGGTTATGAATACCTTAAGAGTAAATTAGAATGAACTTTTTAGAAAACCGATTGAAAAATGCTGAAGGTACTTTGCTTCAAGTTCAAAATGATTTAGATAAACTTATTAAAGAACTTGAAAACAAACCGGAATTGTTTAGTATATATCTTAAAGTTTTAAAAATAAGACAGACAATTTTAGATCGTGATTCTGAGGTTAAAACATATATTCCTAGTTGTTAAAAAAAATTTTCTTTATATAAGAAAAAAATATTTTAAATTTAAAAGAAAACATTCATTCCGATAGTAAGTTGAAAAAAAGGAAATGAAAAATGACTAAAAAAGTTATAAAAGAATTGATTTTTGATTTACCGAATAAAGAAGAATTTTTCTTTGTTCATAAGCCGTTTCAAGAAAATGTTAAAAGTGTTAATGTTTATACTGACAGTTTTGATGATAATATTATCAGAATATCAATAAACTCAAAATTCCAAAACAAACATAGTCCAGAAAACTTTGTTTTGGAGTATGACTTATATCAAGAACATTGTTATCTGATTTATGAAGATGAGTACGATCATTCCGAAATTGTTGAATGTGGTAGAAAGTGTGCTTCAAAACTTGAAAAATTTGTTAATGATTTTATATCTAAAGAAAAAGAAACATTTAGAGAGATGGATAAAAAAATTCCCTTCAAAATGGATTTATACTCTTTAATCGAAAAACTTAAAGATATTCAATCAAGGTGTGAGAATGAAGGAAAAAACGTTGAAGTTGTAATTCAGAACGATTTTGAAGAGTTTCATGCTTATGGTATACATAGCAATAATAATATTGTATTCTTAAATGTAAAGGAGTAGAGAATGGATTTTGAGCGTCTAAATGTAGTAGATAATAGCGTTCCACACAAAATGAAATTATACACTTTAATTGAAAAACTCAAAGATATTCAATCAAAATGTGAGAATGAAGGAAAATATGTTCCTGTTGATATAAGTTACGGTTTTAAAACCTTGCATATTTATGATGTAGATGGTGATGATATTAGAGTATGCTTAGATGTAAAGGAGTAATAAATGGATTTGATTGATTTTCCATATGAGAGGGATGAAAAGTTCTATGAATATGTTGACATGTTTAACCTTTCCGAAAAGGACAATGCTTATTTACTTTTAAAGTCAGATTATAAAAACTATTTTGTCAACTTCAAACGTAAAGAACTCGAATTACAGTATTTTAAGTATCTTAATAAAAAAGAAAAATTTGAAAGTTTAAAACACGACTCTTGTATTGAAGAACTGTATAGGATTGAAAATAACGTATTACTTTTCAATTCAGAAAAATTTTCAAGACTCGCTAAAGATTTGTGCCTTTTAATGGAAAATTTAGAAATACTCTATGAAAAAGCAACTCAATTTCCTAAGTCTCATGCATTGCATGATAAATGGTACAAAATAAAAATTGACGGTTGTCTTGAAGCTGGTTGTATCCTTTCAATGGTACTTTGTGACAGTACTATTGTAACGGTGAAATGTGCTTTCTATGAAAACGAAAAACTTTATCAAATTGAAGTACCGCCTAGTGATGTAATGGTTCAAACTCATAGTGACTTTATAGAGTGGGTTTCTAAAAATGTTGAGCAGTTAGGTTTTAGAAAACCTAAGAGCGAAAAAGAAATAATACTTATGAACTCGTGAAGGTATGTATGACAAAATTTGGCATATTCATTAGAAAGTTTAGACTTGATAAGGGAATATTCTTGAGAGACATGGCAAAGGATTTAGACATAAGTCCAGCATATCTTTCAGCTATGGAAACCGGTCACAAAGATATCACACAATCACTTGCAGATAAGATATCAAGTGTGTATAATTTAAGTATCGAACAAACAAAAGAACTTAAAAAATCAATTGTACTTTCACAGCAGAAAATCTGTATAACCACCGGACAAATTGTTTGGAAAAATGAGATTGTTTCAATGCTGAAAGAAAAACTTGACAATCTTTCAGAAGAACAACGTTTAAAAATTATCGAGGTTTTAAAGGAGTAACTATGTTAATATTAACCGACTTTTACAACTATGCTAAAGAGTGGAACACTCATTGCAAAGAACAAGGCTATAAAGTAACATCAGAAAGTGAAACAGCTCAGATGTTCCGTAAAATTGCAAGGCTCTGTTACTGTAATGAGAATCCATTTGAGTACACTAGAAAACATTTTAAAAACATTGTTCAAGATGATGAGTTCTGTTACGTTGTAAAAGACATTTCAAGGCGAGTATTATAATGTTTGAAGAAATACTATTAAAATCATTAATATACGATGGACAGTTTTTTAATAAAATCTTTAATCTTTTAAAAGAAGATTATTTTAAAAACATAGGAAATAAAGAATCGTATAAACTTCTTAAAAAATACTATTCTGAGTATCATGAAAGACCTTCAGAAACGGCTATCATTACAATGATAAAGGACGTTCCGAATGGTGAAATAAGAAAACAGATAACAGAATCTTTGAAAAAGGTTGTCGGAACTGAATTAAATTCAAATACTCAATTCATGGTTGACGAAACTGTTAAGTTTATCAAAGATGCCATCTATTACAAGTCTCTTGAAATAGGTTCAGACGGACTTATGAACAAAGACGAAAATAAAATCAAAAAGGCTCAAGCACTTGTTGAAGAGATGAACAAGATTCAAGTTGATTCAAATCTAGGTTTGAGTTTTGATGACATCGAAACACAATTAGATTACTATTCTAAACGTGACTATGGTATTAAAACACAACATTTATCAATCAATAAACGTTTAGGAAGCGGATTCCTACCCGGGACGTTGAATGTTGTTCTAGCATCTCAAGGTGTTGGAAAATCTTTGTTGATGTGTGATTTTATTTCCGGTATGCTACAGAATAGGAAAAATATTCTGATGGTATCACTCGAAATGTCTGAGAATGAAATGTTGAAACGAATTCAATCAAATGTGTTTGATATAGGTGTGAACACATTTTCAGACTTAAGCAAAACACAAGCTGAGTTGGACAATCTTGAAAGATTAGCAACAACTAGAAATGATATCATAAGTGCATATGACAAATTCAAATCTTCCGGTAATGCCGGACAGTTTTATGTTAAAGAATATCCTGCATGTTCTTTCAGTGCTTCAATGTTACAAGCTCTTATAGATAAGTTTAAAATCGAAAAGAATATTAAATTTGATATAATATTTATAGATTACTTAGGTATTATGAAATCCGATTTAGTAAGTGCAAGTTCAGGTTTATATTCATACGTTAAATCAATCGGTGAGGAAGTTCGAGCATTTGCAGTTAGAAATCAAATACCCGTTATAAGTGCTTCACAGTTAAACCGTTCAGCAACGAACAAAACAGATGCGGATAACAGTTCCGTTTCAGACTCTTATGGTACAAGTGCTACAGCGGATTTAATGGTTTTCATACTTCAGAATGAAGAAATGAAGGCAAAAGGTGAAATACTCTTAAAGTTTACTAAGAATAGATACACCGGTATAACTGATGCTTTTGTTATGAACATAGACTATCAGAAAATGAGATTTTCCGATATCGATGCGGATTTTAAATCACTTGAGCAAAAGGAAGAATCCGAAAAAATGATTAGCAATTTTCAAAGTGAAATCATAGCTAACGATAAAGAAGCAGTTAAATCAAATAAAATGTCTGAAGATGACATTATGAAAATGATAGGTCTATAGAACCATCGTTAAAACGCTCTAGAACGCATTAACCGTTAAAGTAATAGTCTAGTATTACTTTAACGGTTTTAATGCAATAGAGAGCATTCTAGAGGGGTTTCTGAGGGTTTTAACAGTCAACCACTTTAGAATTCCTTAAAGAGTATTATTTTTTAAATTTTTTAAAAAGTACTTGACATTTAGTAAAGTTTGAAGTAAACTAAGTTTGTAAAGTTAAACGAGTTAAGAGAGTTAAAAGGAGTTTAAAATGTTGTCATCAAAGTTTAGTAGGCAGATTAGTGACTGTAATTACACCAAAAAGAACATCACATATCAGATAGAAAGATTAACTAGAAAAATCGACAAACTGAAAACTGAAGTTCCATCATTACAAATTTCCGAAAAAGAAATTGAAAAAGCATTTAATGAGTTAACCTATTTTGATGAAAAAATACAATTGCACAGACTCTATCAGAAAGATGAGAGGGAACTTTTGATTAAGCACCTTCAAAAAAATAAAGAATACGAATTGAAATTACATGAGAATACAATTAAAGAATCAAAACAGAAAATAAAATCATTGAAAGAAAAACTTGAAATTTTGAATGAAAAAATTGAAATTGCAGAAAGAAAATTAAAGATTGTTGAAAAGATTGAGCCGTTTATACAAGCACTTATTGATAAAAACGAGTTGAATCTTAAAAAACATTTTGATGAAAAAATGAAAAATGTTGAGCTTAGTTATGAGACTTATGAATCAAAGTACAATGATTTTAAGAATGAAATTGCCGAAGGAATAATACAGAGCGTTTTTGATATACTGAGAATCAAGAAATTGGTGAATTTTTAAACATTACTATGTTAAATGACGATGGAGAGTATAGAAAAATGAATGAAGAATACAAAGAATCAGAGAATACAAAGAATCGGAGAATAATATGCGTAAGTTGAACTTAGATAAAAGATTAACTCATAAACCGTTTACAATTTTTGATGTTGAAGAATGTAAGAAGTACATAGGAAAAGAAGGTTTCTTTGCTGATAGTCCTTATTGTTTTGAAGATATTAAAAACTGCTCTAAAGGTACTCTTACACATCTTGCAATCACAGATGGTTATCCATTCACTTCAAATTCAAGTGATTTTAAATTCTTTTATCCTAAAGAAGAATTAGATTGGGAAAATGAATATAAACAGTTTACACTTGATAGCTTTCTGAAATTTAAAGAAGAATATGGTTCTGAATGGTTTGTTATTCGTTATAAGAATAATAAAGTTGAATGTAATTTGAGATATAACGGATACCGTAATACTAAAAATACAGACACAAATAGTTTAATTCCTGACGGTATTTTTCTAGGTTGTGAATGCTATACGTTTGAAGAACTTTTTGAAAATATTGAATTGAGGTGTGATGGTGAATGGATTCCGTTTGGTGAAAAAGTTTAAGGAAAGAAAATGACCGATTTAATAGGTTTGATTTTAACTTTATCTTATTTAGTTTGTTGTATGACATTGTTATACACACTTTAAGGAGTCTAAAAATGACTGTAAGAGAATATATTGAAAGTAATAAAGAAAAACTTATAGGATATAAAATCCGTATTGAAGATTATGATGGTTATGAACTTTTTGCCATAAGAATGAAGAAAGAAACTAATCTTGATAACATAAGAGATCCATTAGAACAACAATTGATTGATGATGAACTTGTTGGTGTTCTTGGTGATGCTGACGATTATGAACCACAAATGATCTTAACTAGTAGATGTGAACTATGAAAAAATAAACTTCTATGATTACCTCGATTTAAGTCAAATAAGGATTGATATTTTCACAAAAAAGAAATTGATATAAAAGATTGAAATTTTTTTGACTTTTAGTCAACTTTTTTCTTGACATTTAAATTTTCGTGTGGTACACTGTAAGCGTAAAATGAAATTGAGATTGAAAAAATTGAAAATTGAAAAACGAGGTGAAATATGATTAGGTTGATTGAGTTAATGGATTCCACAAATACCGAGATGATTTCTGTATTCAAGCTGATTGAAAACAATACAGAAAACTACAAATCCGCTGTCTACAGAATGAAAAGATATAAGAGTGGATGGGGACGTGTAGTAGAAAAACCTTACAAAGAAGGTTTTTTTGAAATCGTTTTAAGCTTTAAAAAGCAAGGTTATAACGTTATTAGCCCTCGTGGAGTTGTTGAAGAGGAATCATAATATGAAAGATGAATTATCAAGCAAACTGCTCAAACTAATTGAAGAAAATTCTGTTCCGTGGAGAAGTGAATGGAACAACGAGTTTGAAACTCGCCCATTTAATCCTATTACAGGAACAATTTACAGAGGTCTAAACTTCCTTAGGTTATTCCTTAGTTTTTTCGGTAAAGAATGTAAAGAAGGCAAAGAGGTTACAGATTGGCGGTTTTCAACTTTCAATCAGTTGAAGAAAGCGAACATCAAACTCAAGAAAGGTTGTCACGGTTATCACGTTTTCTATTTAGGTTCTTACTTAAAAGAAAATGAAGAAAATGAAGAAGAACGTGAAGAGCGCAAATATTTAAAATCATTTACAGTTTTCAACTATGAAGATGTTGAAATTCCTGAAGATTCACCACTTCCTAAGATGGAAACCAAAAAATTCGAGTGTGATAATCAGTACATAATGAACATTGTCAAAAGGCTCAATATAAACATTATTGAAGGAAACTGTTTAGATCCGTGCTACCGTCTTGACAAAAACTTGATTGAAACTTCAAACAAGTTTTGGACTGATTCTTCAAGGTATGCCACATTATTCCATGAAATTGTTCATTGGACTGCAAAAAATGTGGAATCATGCAAAAGAAATTGTGAATATGCTCTTGAAGAATTAATTGCTGAGTTTGGAGCATTTATGATTTGCCGTGAACTTAATATCCACTACAAACCTTCTGAAGTTCTAAACTACTACGGATATCTCAATTCGTGGTTAAACAAATACAAAACTGAAGATGAGAAAATCAGTGCTATTGAATCGGCTTTAAAGTATGCAAACAGAGCTGTCAAGGCAATTTTGAACGCTAAAGATTAAATCCACTAATTAAAATAACTAAAACGTTCTAGAATGCTCTAGAACGTTTTTATTTCTATCTAGAATTAAAAGTAATACATACCTATTACTTTAACTAAAGAAATGCAATAGAGAGCATTCCAGAGGGGTTTCTGAACGTTTTAATTTATCCTTAAACTACATTCTTAAAAATGATACGATTATTTATTATATACTTCCATTTCAATAGATTCTGAAAGTAAATCTGTAATCTTAACTCTTATTGTTCCGCTGTTTTTTGGAATATCATATACACCTTTCACAATTTCCTTCTTAGATGGAATATCAATACATGACGGTTGTAATACTTCCCCATTATAATTCCAATCAATCATAATTGAGTCTACAAGTTGATGCCATGATTCAACAGCATCTTTTTGAATTTTTTTCATAAGATTTGCCGGATAAAATGATTTTATTATCAATCTATTATTATCACAAACAATATCAGCTTCGGCTTTATGCTTTAACTGCAAATAAATGTCATCTTTTAAAATATCAAGTATTTCAATATCAATATCATATGTAAATTGTTTTTCAAACGATTCTTTTAAATCCGGCTCATGTCCCATGCAGATTACAGTAATCCGTTCAACCGGTTGATTAGGATTATTATTGTTACGTTTGCGATATACATCATAAGGCAGATTTCCAAGAATACATTTCAAATCATCTTTATTTGTTATGCGGTTAATCGGCATTATCTTAACCATTCTACCGTTCAATTCACCGTCCCATACATCACTTTTTGAAAATGTATGAATACCTAAAGATTCAATTATCAACTCTTTAGCTTTAACTGGATTAGAAAAAATTCCATAATTGTTTACATTGTATACTTCAAAATTAGTATACTTAATTTCATTTAAAAAATCATTATTTAACTGTTTAGCTACAGATAATAACCGTTTTGTAGCTGTCTGTATTGAAGCTAAATTGATATCAGCACCAATAAACCTTCTACCTAATTTCATAGCTACCGTTTGAGTTGTTCCGCTTCCCATAAAACAATCAAAAATTAAATCACCATGATTTGATGATGCTTTTATAATTCTTTCAATAAGTGCTTCCGGTTTTTGAGTAGGATATCCGGTACGTGCATTTGCCGATGGTGCTTCAATAGGGATATCTAAAACATCTTCAGGGTATTTACCAAGTGGGTTTAATGTATATGTTCCGTAATCAATGCCATTGCGAATATTGTTTAAAGTATGACTGACACGTTCAATCGTAGATGCAGAATAGTCTGTACGGATATCATCCGCATTGAAGGTATATTTTGAAGTCTTTGAATATAAAAAAATATTATCGTGCCGTTTTGCCCAGCATCCTTTTGGTGTTCCTGCACCTGAATAGTGCCATACAATCTCATTGACAAAATTTTCTGAACCAAATACCTCATCCATTATCATTCTTAAATGATGTGATTTATGCCAGTCACAGTGCAAATAAATACATCCTTTGTCTGATAACAGTTCACGCATTATAATCAATCGTTCATACATGAATTGAAGAAAATCATCATTGACCCAAGTATCACTAAACTGTTTTTCTTCAAAACTATACTTTTTAGATTTTCCATGAAGTTCAATTCTTTTCTTATAATCTGTTTTGCTGTCAAACGGTGGATCTATATAGATTAAATCAATCTTTCCTTTATAATCTTTTAAGAGATGACCCATTACTTGTAAGTTATCACCCCAAAAAAGTTTGTTCTTCCATTCATTATTATTATCAATATATGATTCACATAATTTAGCTGGATAATATTGTGTAGAATAATACGGACGTTTACCGTGCCATATCAATTCCGGCAAGCATTTATGATGTTCAAATTCAAAAATAGTTTCGGTCATATCAAATGTTTCCGTATAATATATATTTATATATAAGTCTTATAATTTTCTGAATCAATAGAGAACATTCTAGAGGTGTTTCCATTCTAACCTATCTAGAATGCTCTCATTTGCATCAGAATTAAAAGTAATAGGTATATATTACTTTAACTAATGAAATGCAATACAGAGCATTACAGAGGTATTTCTAAACGTTTAAATCTTTCAGCCACATATCGGAAACTTCAGTATTTAAAATTTCTTTTAATGATTGCTCATTCTTCAAACGTTCATTTTCAAGTTCATTTCTTTTTTCTTTAGATAAAGAGAAAAGAGAAATACTGAGTAAGTAAGAAAACGAATCATTTTGTTTTTCAAATTTATAGTCATTAAGTTGTTTTTCAATTTCTGACAGTGAAACATTATGAATTTTTATTTTTTTATTAATATAATAATCAATAAATTTTATTTTTTGGTTTAGAATATCAAGATGAGATTTAATTGTTTGAACAATCAAATCCTTTCTTTTTTGCATGTACTTAAGTTTAAAATCAATAAAATGGTCTATGATTTCTTTAGCATTATTGAATTCAATAATCTTATTGTTTTCATCTATACAAGTATAATTTTCAGTTATAGATTTAATAAGCTTTAAAGAATCTAACAGTTTTTCATCATCGTGAAACTTAGAAAGCCAAACTCTAAATTGTAGAACATTTTCGCCATCGGATTCATTTTTCCACCTTTTAACAATCCCTTTATCTTCTAAATCTTCAAGAACTTTAATGTAGGATTTCAAATCATAGGTAATGGGAATTTCAGTTATCAAGTATTCATAATGTTTAACATGCTGAATTTTCCCTTTAATAATAAATTTATTTTTTGTCTCACTATCAGCTTCAATATCACCGTTAAAATTGTTGAAGAACGGCATAAGCAATTCTTCTGATGGATTTTTACCATTAAGCTTTTGTTTGATGTATTTTTTTAGATTATTTACGTTTCTAGGTAGGATTTTTTGAGCAAAACCTGACGATACACCTTCTGAACCGTTAACGAGTAAAAACGGTAGTGTGGGTACATAAAATTTAGGTTCTATTCTATTGCCTTCAAAAAACTGTTGTTCAAGAATCGAGTCATCTTCATACATGAAGTACTTAAAAAACTCTTCAGAACCATGAGCAAAAATATAACGTGGTGCTGAACTTTCGTTTATACACCGTGTACCAAAGTTACCGAATTTTTTGATTAAAGGAATGTTATTAGTTCCGGCATAGTCTTTTCCTAACGTAACAATAACATTCCAAAGATTATCACCGTGAAGATAATCACTGTATTCCGCACATTTAGCGGATAACTGTGATACTTTTATTTTATCTTTTATTTTCTTTTCATGTACGGTGAACAATACCTTTCGTGAAGCATTCTTCAATCCGTCTATACATGAACCTATTTTTCTAAGATTATCATAACTTGCATAGTTTACAAGTTCCGAATTTAAAAAATCTGTTATATTCATTGTTTTCCTTCAAAAAAAGTCCCACTTTCGTGGGACAAAAACATCGGTGAAATGAATTTTTACTTCTTCACACTAACGGTTAAACTTTCTCTTACAGAACTTTTAGCGTATTCTTTGAGTTCTGACTCTTCAAGAACACCGGCATTGTAAGCTGATTTAAGCATTTCGGTATTAACCGATTTTTTAATACAATTTAGCAATCCTTTTGATTCAAGAACCTTTACAGCTTCATCGCTGTAGGTGGTGTAAACAGCCGATTTGAAAGTTACCTTCACACCTTTATATTCAGAGGACTTTAAATTGTTGTTTTTCAATTCTTCAATAATTGACTCTTTAACTAAGTCGAATTCTTTAGTTAATGCTTCAATCTGAGCCTTAAGCTCGTTAACTTTAGCGATTTTGGTTTCAAGTTTCATTTGTTTTACGTTGCACATAATTAACTCCTTTAACACGTTTAACTCTCTTTCTTAACTTTACGAATACAGTATACTCAAAAGTTTACTAGTTGTCAAGTACTTTTTTAAAAAAATTTTAATTTTTTTTAAAAAAAAGATTAGAAACAAAAACGCTCTTGTTATTCAACACTAAACTTCATCATCATAGGTTCAGCATTACTATGTAATGGTGATTCTGTTATAGCATATCTATTATAGATAAAGCATACATGATTACCACTTTCATAGTTATTTACAAAACTTATCTCGTTAACATACGGACTGAAAACAGCACATCCCCTACCGCTTCCGCTTTCGTCTTTCAATCCTACATATATTTCCGTATCTGTAGGATCAGGATTTATATACCACTTTGTCAATCCGGACTTGCCTATGAACAGCGAAGTTCTATCAGCTAGTTCTGAATTATGCAAATCTGCAAAAACGGACATAATACTTGCACCTAACGAGTATGGTAGAACTACAAAAGCATTGTATGTTCTTATGTGCTGACTATTCATCTTAAGTACACATTCTTGTACTTTATATGATATTTCTCTCCATACTAAATCCGGCATTGTCGGTTCTGATAAAGTAATGTTTGAAGTAGTTACAGACTTTGATTTTAAGAATGCTATAGTCTTAACATTCTCATCATCGTTAGCAATTCCCTTTAAATAGTTCGCAACAAGTGTTAAACCATTTTCACCAAATTGTGATTTGATGTCTTGAATGGCTTCTTCCGTAATCATCGTTTTAATCGGTGGATTCTTGTAGTCATAAACTTCAACATCTTTTCTTAAGATTGTAATACCCGATGCTGTTGAACCGATGTTAAAAATAGCACCTGTCGGGCCATGCATTTCAATGACTGTAAAAATGTTTCTGCCTAGTGAAGGCAATTTACTTTGTTGATACAGACCTTGAATTGATAGGTTTTCGTCTGTAGTTGCTATTGATGGTGCATAAATGTTTTCATTAAGATTTTCGTGCATTTTCAATTTCCTTTAATATAGAAATCATTTTCTGTTGAAGTTGTGATGGATTTTCGAGTTGTGTGTATGCACATGTAATTTCATAATCCATTTTCTGTTTCTCACTTATCACACCGTTTTTAACATAATCAGCCAATGTCTGAATAAATTTTTTAGATGTAATTTCCATTTCCTACCCTATAAACAAACAAACTATTATCCCTTATAGATGTTTTGTAATTTTTAAGCATTTGTCTTGCTATGATACAATCATCAACGGAATAGAAAACAAGTTCTAAACCTTGTTTTCTCGGTATTTCCATTTTAATTTTAAATCCTTTTTTTCTAAGAAAAGATAAAAAATTATCTGTTTCATTGATGGATTTATTATTTAAATATTCCACAAACATTAAAACATCCAATAAACACATGATTTTCTAACAGCGCAGTAATTACAAAGATAACTTTCTTTTGCATCATACACCGTTGTGTTTTTAATTTCCTTTATATTTATAACTAAAGATTTTATCAATTCATTCAAATCTTTTTTATAAATGATTTTAGTGTTTTCTTTGTCTTGATCTACATAAAGATATCCAATGTATACAGATTCAACATTAGGATTTTTTAAAAAATACCATATAGAATACCATGATAGTTGACTCCAATCTTGAACTTCATGATATTTTCCGGTCTTATAATCTAAAATAATGTTTTTGTCACTTAAAACGTCTATGATTCCATGAAAAAGACATTCTTCATCATCAAAATCACACGGTATAAGTTTGTTTTCATGCAATTTTAAACCTATCTTAACTTCATGTTCCGATTCCTTAATAATCTTTTTATATTTTTGTCCTAGTTTCGTTTTTAAAAAACTAGATACTGTTTCATCAGACTCATTGAAAATTTCAAATTTTTCATGAATTTCTGAACCTCGTGTTAATGCTTCCGATGTTTCACAATTCGCATTACATAAGTAACGCAATTCATAAGCATGTGGACAACGTTTAAATTGCTGTATTTTCGATACTGAGAATGCCATCAAACACATAAACCTCTATGTTCGCTTCTTTAAACATTTTTTGGGAAATTTCCCACATATTCAGCCATATTCCATCTCTTAACGAGTCTATATATACTGCTTTAATACCGGACTGTATAATGGCTTTTGCACATTCTGTACAAATAGGTAAACCGTGAACAAAGATACTTGCACCTTTAACACTTGAACCATTGTATAAAGCATTGAGAATAGCATTCAATTCAGCGTGAACAACCATTTTATACTTTAATTCTCTATTATTATATCTCTCTTCAGCGTCATTAACACCTCTAGGAAAACCGTTGTAACCTTGAGAAATTATTTGTCCGTTATCTCCTATGATTACAGCACCTATCTTACTTGAGGGATCTTTCGACCATGTACTTACAGTTCTTGCTATCTCAAAATATCTCTTTATCCATTTTTTATCCATCGCTAAAATCTTCCTAATTAAAAATTTTCCATTTTTTATTATAAAATAAATAATGGTAAAAGTCAATAAAAGGATTTGAAATGTTTAATTTTTCAAAGAAAAAAAATAAAAACATAGAAGATATTTTTGATTCTAAACTTATAGAATATTATAAAACAAATAAAAATGAAATAACTTCAGAATTACTTCAAACTTTACGTTCTAAAGGCAATCTCGGTAAACAGATAGCTCTTGATATACTCGATACGGAAAAAACAAAAGACAATTACTATGTTGACTCTTATGACAATAAAATTTCTTTTGACGGTGATCGTGAGTTAAAAAAATCTTTTACTCCTATGTCCTTGAGTAAAATTCATCTTGACGAAATTAAAAAATGCTCCGAATCTCTTGATTACTTCCGTGAAAATTATGTGAAAATCAGAACTAAAGACGGTGTTAATTTCCCCGAATTGAGGTCTTATCAAGATGGATTCCTTAAGGCTCTTATGAGCGATTACGAAACTGTCATTTCCCTTCAACCTCGACAAGCAGGTAAATCATGCACAACCGGTATCTATCTACTTTGGAAATTTGTATTTGACCATGACAAAAATATCGGTATCTGTGCTAATAAACGCTCTCTCGCTAAAGAATTTCTTAACAACGTTAAAAATATGTTCTACAACTTGCCTATGTGGATGAAAGTTGGTATTACTGTTTGGAATAAGTCCGATATTGAATCCGAAAATAAAATGCGTATCCTTACTGATTCGCCTTCTAGCGATGCTTTCCGTGGTTTTACTATCTCGATTCTCGTTGTTGACGAAACTGCATTTATTAAATCAACTAAATTTAAAGAATTTATCGATGCTGTGACTCCTACTCAATCGGCTCTTGCATGGAAAAAGAACTTATTTATCAGTACCGCAAACGGTCTTAATCACTTCTATGAGTACGTTGATGGTGCGAAAAAACGTAAAGAATATAAAGAAATTGATACTAATGAATATAATAAAATAATTAAAAAATATAAAGTCCTTTCTCAGTCTAAAAATGATGACGGTACATGGAACGTTAAAATCGATGAACCGTCAAACGGTATGCTCTTTTTTGAAGTTCATGACTATGAAGTTCCTAGATATGACTCTAAAGGTAATTTAATTTCTTATGAAGATTTTAAAGAGAAAATTATCGATAAGTACGGTCTCGTTTACTATAATCAGAACTATGGCAATCAGTTCATCGGCTCTTCCTATACTTTAATCGATTCAAATATTTTGAAAGAATTAAAATATAAAGATTCTCTTTATATAATAAATGATAAATTAAAAATTTATCAAGAACCTAAACCTTCTCATAAATACATTATGGGTGTAGATCCAGCTAAAGGGGGTCTTGATGCTTTTGCTATACAAATAATTGACGTTACTTCTTTTCCTTTTGTTCAAGTTGCAAGTGCTCAAATCTTTTCTTGTAATTGGCAGTTAATGCCCGACTCTATCTATGAGTGGGCGAATTACTACAATAAAGCCTTCCTAATCATCGAAAACAATGAAGGTTCCGGAACCTTTATAGCAACCATGTTACGTGTTGATTACGAATACGAAAACCTTTATACAGAAAAAATATTCGCTAAATATCTTTCTGAAGGTTCTAAAATGAAAATATCTAAAGATGCCGGTTTCAGAACAACTTCTAAAAAT